TCGCAGAATCTGTTCGGAATTCGACGTCTGGGTGCAGCGCGTCGACAAGCAGCGCGTCGATGCCTTGCTGCGAATCTACCGCGGGCCGCTCCCGGCGATCGACCTGCGCTACGCCGTGCTTTGGGATGCAACGTAACCGAACACAAATGGGAGGCCGCGATCCCTTGGCAGACCCCAGCCCTTCGTGACGTGCGTGCGCTCGTGCGCGATGCGGTCAACGCGTCGCTGCCTGGCGCCGACGCCAACGTGCCGAACAGCGTGCTGCGTGTCATGTCCGACGCGCAAGGAGCGTTGTGTCATCTCAACCTGCAATATCTCGACTGGCTGGCGCTCCAGCTTCTGCCCGATACGGCCGAGACCGAGTGGCTCGACCGGCACGGCAATATCTGGCTGACCAACGCGGACGGCACCACGGGCCGCAAGCTGGCGACATTGGCGGCCGGCACGGTGAGCTTCACGGGAATTACCGGGACCGTGATCCCGCTCGCAACCCAGCTTAGGGGCGCTACAGCCAACTATGAGACCACGGCCGAAATAACCATCGGCGTCGGCCCGACCACCGCGCCGGTGCGCGCGCTCGATGCCGGCCGCGCCGGCAACGCTGCCGCCGGCAGTTCTCTGGCGCTGGTCGTCAGTATCCCCAATACCGCCGTGACAGTGATCGAAATCACTGGCGGCGTGGACACCGAGACCGACGAACAACTGCGCGCCAGAATTCTGCACCGCATTCAAAGCCCGCCGATGGGCGGCTCGCAGGCCGACTACGTCACCTGGGCGCTCGCGGTCCCTGGCGTGACCCGGGCCTGGGCCGCGCCCGAACAAGGGCCCGGCACGATCACCGTGCGATTTCTCATGGATGACTTGCGCGCCGATGACGACGGCTGGCCGACGACGACTGACGTGCAAGCGGTTGCCATTTACATCGATCAGATGCGCCCGGTCGCGGTCAAGGATTGCTATGTGCTCGCGCCAATCAAGCAATTCATCGACATCACGATCGCCGGCCTTGTGCCCGGTACCGCCGATGTGGCCGGCGCGATCGAAGTCAGCGTGCGCAACATGCTGTTCGAGATGGCAGCTCCCGGTCAGACCATCTACGCCGCATGGGTGTCTTATGCGGTCATGACGGCGCCCGGCGTGCAGTCGTTTCATCTGGTCACGACCGACGATTACGTGATGCCGTCGCTGGGGCACATGGCGGTGCTGGGCACGATTCTCTATGAGTGACGATCGCCACGTTCGCCGATCCGGCGACGACTACTGCGCCGCGTTTCTTGCGTTGCTGCCGCAAGGGCAGGCGTGGCCGAAGGAGCCAGGCTCAACGCTCGCGCGCGCCTGCTGCGGCCTCGCCGACTATTGGGGCGCGGTCGACGCCCGTGCAGCCGATTTGCTGGAGCAGGAAAGCGACCCGCGCAAAACGCTTGAGCTGCTGCTCGATTGGGAGCGCAATTGGGGTTTGCCGGACCCGTGCTATCAGGAACCGCTAACGATTGGCGAACGCCAGCTTGCTCTGGTCATGCGGATGACCATGCAAGGCGGTGCCTCGCGTGAGTTTTTCATCTCGGTCGCGGCGCAGATTGGTTACAGAATCACGATTTCAGAATTTCGGGTGTTTGTCTGCGGCATTGATCGCTGCGGCGATAATCGAGTTTACGGCGACGGCTCTAACCCTATGTTTGACGAATGGGGCAAGCCGATTTGCAATCCACTCGGCGAGCCGATTGCCCACGGTGAGTTGTCGGAATGGCCGAACTACGGTCTGGGGCCGCCGTCGAATCGCTCTTATTGGACCGTGCACGTCGATGGGGTCAAGCTGATCTGGTTTCGCGTTGGCGGTGGAGGTGGTCAGACTGGCGTCGACCCGCATCTGCGCATTGGCACTGCTGACGATCTTGAGTGTCTATTGAATCGTTGGAAGCCGGCTCACACACAAATCATCTTCGACTATTCGGGACTGTCTGCCGAGACGGCGAGCGCTCAGTAAGAGGGATTCTCCGGTCAAGTGGGAGGCTAAGATTCAATATAACCAACCGTTTGGTATCTCCGATCCGAATGCCGGCTACATCAACGGAAATTCGGCGACCGGTACGATGGGTTCGATCCCGCCGGCTGCGTCAATCGAATATCCGCAACGTGAAATCGTTGCGGCTATCGCTGGCTGCGGGCTGACGCCTGACAACGGCGATCTTGGGCAATTGCTCAAGGCGCTCAAGCTGGCCGATGTGCAGAATGTTCTGAAGATGGGCACGAACCAGGGCACAGCCTCGCAATGGAGTATGACGTGTCCAACTTTGCCGACAATGCCGCCGCCGGTTGGCACCGCGCTGTGGTTCAAGCCCAATGCACCGTCGCAGAACGGCGGTACGGTGTTCTCGGTCAACGGCAGTGCTTTCCTGCCGGTGGTCTGCTGCGATCTGACGCCGATCGCGATTGGCGACATCTTACCGACCGCGTGGTTGCTCTTGTACAACGATGGCACGCATTGGCAGGTGGTTGTCGGATCGACGCGTCAATTTGGTGCGATGCCGATCTTGACGCAGAACACAGATTGGTACGTCAACGCCAGCACTGGCAACGATAGTTATGATGGCAGTTTGGCGGCGCCTGCTGGCGGGACGCGTGGGCCGTTCAAAACCCTACAACGTGCGGCGAATGAGGTCGTCAGGTATAATCAAAACGGCTTCAATCAGTATGTCCATGTTGCTGATGGGGCTTACGCTGCCTTTGTGGCTTTACAGACAAACGGCTCCGGGCAAGTCCATTTCATCGGCAATGAGGGGGCGCCTGAGAACTGCACCGTGACCGGGAGTGCAGCAAATCAAACCGCAATTCTTCAGGCTGGCGGGAGTTATGTATTCAGGGGATTTAGGCCTTCAGCCACCGCAGGATCGTGCGACGGTTTTGCCAACAATGGCGGTAGGACAATTTTGACAAACCTGCGCTTTGGTATTTGCACGCGCTTTCATATCTCGGCTGGTTTCGGCGGCACCGTTCAATTAAGCGGCGGCACTTTTACAATCGAGGCCGGCGCAACGACTACCGCGCACGTCGCCGCTACATTGGCCGGTCAGGTCGTGGTGGATCAGTTGGTCCTGCCGGCGCTGAACATTCTCGGTTCTGTAAACGTCGGTCGGTTTGTCGATGTAGAGCAACTTGGGGTGTGCAATCTCTTTTACAGTGCCATTGCCGGCAAGGCCAATGCTCACGGGTTTCAGTACGCCGCCAGCGGTAATGGTGTGGTGTCCTCGCTAGGAGGCGGCCCGACTTATTTTCCGGGCGATCTTGGGCCTGGGCCGCTCACAACTGGCGGGCAATATATCCCGTAACGAGAAGGTGGGTTGAAAATGTATAAGCCAAGCGATTGGTACTGGTTCATCGGCGCCGACACCGAAAATGTCTGGTCGAGCGCCAGGGCGATGTCGGTGCCGATCTCGGACCCTGACTATGTCCTATGGTCTGAGGTCAACCCGATTGCACCGACGCTCGCAACGATGGCGGAGCTGGAAGACACGCTGCGGGTTTCATATCCGCGCGGCACGCTGCCGACTTATACAGCCCATGTGCGCCAGCAGACCGGAGGCGGCGGTATCGTCGTCAACGGCCTGCCGTTCGCAACCGACGCATTGACGCTCGGATCGCTCAATTCGGCGTACATCTATACGCAAGCAAAGACTGCCTCCACTTTTTCGTGGAAGCTCCCGGACGGCAGTTTCATCACGCTCGACATGGCGGACATCGCAGCGTTGCAAAATGCGGCCAATGAGTTTTGGCAGAACTGCTTCGCCTGCGAAGACACGACGCTCACCGGCATTGAAGGCGGCACTATCACGACGCACGCACAAATCGACGCGGCGTTCGCGGCGATCTCGAACACTTTTACTGGCCTGACAGCAGACCTCGAAGTTCGCCATCGCCGGAAGTAACAACGCATGGCCATCGTCAACATCACGACGCAGAACGACGCGGACTTCTATCGAACGTTCGCGTTGCAAACGACATCGGGGACGCCGATTGACATGACCGGCTCGACGCTGGAAATGAAATTGCGGCGGCATGCGCAGGACGACACGGCGGTGTTGCGGCTAGGTAGTGACACTGGCGAGATCGCGCTCACCGATCCCGTCAATGGTCAGTTCACGGTGCGGATCGCACAGAGCGAATTGATGCGGTTAGGTCTCGGCGATTTCGATCAGTCGAACATTATGACGCGTGGCGGCTATAAGTACCGCGTCTGGACTGGAACGTTGACGAACAACGCTGGACCGACACGATGACCGAAGTATTTGTCGACAACACCGATGCGGACACCAGGATCGATCCCGGTCCTGCCGATGTTGTCGTTGTCTTGGACCAAGAGCTGGAGATCATCCAGACGCTGGAGCAGGGGCCACCTGGACCGCAGGGGCCGGTGGGGCCGGTGGGGCCGCCTGGACCGCAGGGGCCGACTGGCTACGTGCCGGGCATGCAGAACCCGGCGACCGAAAACCAGAACATGAACGGATTTTTCATCCGTAACCTGCCGGCGGCAGTGCAGCCGTATGACGCGGTGCGCTTGCAGGATTTGAGTGTCTTCTCCGGTCCTGGCGCCGACACGACATTTCCGAATTTTCGGATACCGAAGCTTGGTGCCTTCACCGTCGACAATTCCGAGAACGGCTCGACGCTGGCGATGGCTGGCGCGGCTCAGTACACCGTGACATTCGGCGATCCGACAACCTACGACGCAAATTTCCTGGTCCTCATCGTCAATCAGGACGACAGCTATGCGAAAGATGTCGTTGGGGTGACGACAGTCGAGCGCTTTAGGCTTTATCCGCACCAGACGGCCATCGTCTACCGGAGCGGCGGCACCTGGGAATGCCTCAGACAAAACAGGTGGCGTCCGCCGGGCGGGAATCTACCCATTTACTACAATCCAGACACCGGCAACGACAATAACGATGGACTTACTCCCGGCAACGCTTACCGGGATGGATCGCTGGCTTTTTATAACATCAACGCAGATGTTGATGGGAGAGGCACCGCAGGCGCGAATACGCGCGTACTTATCATTCAGGCTGACAACACCACATTTCACGGCAACTTCCATCTTGCGGTTCACGGCACGCCGGGAGCACAGGGCGGAGCTGCATTTGGATTTAGGGGCGGCGTCAATTCGGTGATCGACTCGACCTCGATGGGTGGGTCTTGCTTCGAATTGTACTTTGGGCCGTATTCCATCGACAATTTCAAACTGATCTCAAATGCAGCCGGAATTGCGTGCGCAAATCAGTCAATAGCTTTCGTCGGCCCCGGCATGGATTTTGGGGCGTGTCAGACGCATATTCAAGTTGGTAATGGCGGCTCCGTGATTTTAGGGAATGACTATAGGATTTCAGGGACACCGAGTTTTGCTCATGTTGTTGCTGAGAGTGGCGGCTCTTTTCAGGCTTACGGAACCATAAATATCGCGGCCGATCTCTCGCCAAGTTACTTTGCTTTTGGCGGGCAAGGATCGATCTCTTTTCACGGGGCGATCAATCTTAATGGTCACACGGTCACGGGCACGCGTTTCTTTGCCGGCAACGGGTCGGTGGTTCAGGGAGGGGGGGTGCCGGACGATCCGCTGTATTTCCCAGGGAGCGCACCCGGTATTATCGCTGCCGGCGGGCAGTATGGCTCGATCGTCAACATCACTGGCTCGACCAGCGCCACAAACACGGTGACGAGTACAACACCGTCAACCTCGCCAACGACTGGCGCGTTGACTGTTGCTGGCGGTCTTGGCGTGGCGGGCGCGCTCAACGCCGCAGGCAAGCTTACCGTCAGTCTCAATGCGTCGCCGCTCTCGACGCCGCTCCCCACCTCCGTCGCGCAATTCGGGGGGCCGAACGGCAGCAACGCGCGGATTTCGGTCGAGGCTTACGGTGGCGCCCCCGCCATGGATTTTCGTGCCGCCAGCAACACGGCGGCCAGTCCCGGCGCAGTGATTACGGATCAGCTTATCGGGTTATTCACAGCCTCCGGTCACAACGGGTCGGCATTCCCGGCCGGCGCTGCCGTTGCCATCCAATTTAAGGCCGGCGGCACGTGGACGCCGACATCGACCCCAGCCTACGTCGTGTTTCGGACGACGCCTGTGGGCTCGACAAGTCCGGCTGATGCCCTGCGTCTTAACAGCGATGCCAGCGTGACAATCCCCGGAGATGTGACCATCAGCAACAAGTTGGTTTGCGGTGGGGCAGCGCGGGTGACGAGTCCTTATGGCGGCAGGCATCAATTTCAATTCGACGCCGGCACCCAGGGCGGCATGGACATCGTCGGCACTTCGGCGGGTGCCGCTGGTGTGTTCATGGATTTCTTGAATAACAACGGCGCCGCAGCGCTCGGCAACATCAGCATCGTGGGCGGGGCGCCGGGCACAGGTGTTGCCTACAACACCGTCTCGGATGGTCGATTGAAAGAAGACCTGCGCGACTATGTGGGCGCAGGCAACGTCATCGACGCGCTGAAAATCTGGGACTTTCGCTGGAAGACCAGCGGCGAGCGCGGCGTGGGTGTGATCGCACAGGAGGCCATCGAGGTCTATCCGGATGCAGTGTCTGCACCACGCGCGGACGACGACGATCTGCGCTGGGGCGTTGACTATAGCCGCTTCGTGCCGGTGCTGATCGCCGAGGTGCAAGCACTGCGGCGCCGCGTGGCGAAACTGGAGCAAGCACAGAGGAGCGTCGTCTGATGGCATTATTCCCGTGGCGCTTTCAGGCCGACATCACGGCCGGTGAAGTCGATCCCATGGTGACGCTGTTCGTTGGGCCCGAACGACAGACGCTCGACGACAACGGCGAACCGACCGGCGCGACCTTCATTGAGCAGAGCACGGCCAACCCGATGATCATGAAGTTGTCGGAACTGCCGGCGACGCTTGCGGCAGGTTCAGTCACTCGCAAACAAGAATGAACCCCATGGCTGGCATTCTGGAAGAGGGCGTCAAGACGGCAGGTGGCGTGGTCGACGCACTACGCGCTCAGCCATTGCAGCTGGCTAATATCGTCCTCAACATCGCCTTTTTGATCTTCCTTTTTTACTACGTCTCCATCATCGCGACTCGCGCCCAGAACACGGTGAATGCGCTGTTTGTCGCTAACGACAAGATGTACACGCAGTGGGCCACCGTTCTGAAAGACCAACAAGGGCTCACCGAAAAGGTGATGCATTGCATCTTGCCGGAGGACGCGATCAAGCTGCTGCAATTGCCTCCGCGTCAGTTCTTCTCGCCTGATGTGCCACTGCCACCATCGCGGCCGATCGCACCCTTGGAACAACCGACAACCCCACCGGACGAGTGACATGAACGACGATCGCAAGCTGACCGCCGCGGGCGCGAACCTCGTGAAGCACTTCGAGGGCTGCCTGAAGAAGATCGGACCGGATCACTACACCGCTTACAAATGCCCAGCGGGAGTCGCAACAATCGGATTCGGCCACACCAATCACCATGGCCGCAAGTTCACGATGGGTGACGTCTGGTCCAGCGCCGAGTGCGATGCCGAGTTTCTGACCGACATGCGCGGCTTCGAGGACGCGGTGCGCAGGCTAGTCAAGGTGCCGCTGGAGCCACACCAGTTCGACGCGCTGGTGAGCTTCGCCTACAACTGCGGTGAGGGCAATCTGGGCAAGAGCACGCTTCTCGAGAAGGTCAACGGCGGCGACTTCGCGGGCGCCGCCAAGGAGTTCGCGCGGTGGAACAAGGGCGGCGGCAAGGTCTTGGCCGGACTGACGCGCCGCCGCGCAAGCGAGGCGTTGTTGTTTCAGAACATCCCCGATGAAAACTATGACGGCAGGCCCGACAAGGTGATCGTGCCGTTGGGCGAGGAGATGCCACAGGGCGTCGACGCACCACACGATTAGCCCTAACGACGGGCCCGCGGCCAGCGTCCGTAGGATGCTGGATGTTGGACGGAGGGCCGGGTAGCGGTGAACAGCCGCCCCGGCCCTCACGATTTGGAACTGGCAGACGCACCGGATTTCTCCGGCCCTCGCTGGATTTGGTCTTTCCCGTTCCGAGCGAGATCACAATGCGATTCTTGATGGATTGATACAATAATCAATTGGCAAGCCGTCTCTAGCACTTTCGTCTAAGTGGCTGGCGCCTTCGGTGAATTAGCTAATCCGTACCTTGCTGATCATGGCGTCCACTACCGGCATCCGTCGCTCGCGATCGCAGTCTGGGCGCTCGCGCCAGCCAGTGTTGGCGGTAAATCCCTCTCGCCACGAAGAACCCGACTGAGTAGCCGAAGAGTGTTCCGGCGAAAAATTCGATTATGAGATAGATATCAGTCATTCCGCTCCTCCTGACCTGCTCATTCTCAAACCGCCGGCCACGGTGAGCGCGCCGGTCGTGCGCGAGGTCGAGGCCGTGGTGTCCGTGATGGCGAGCGCGTTCCGCACTGGCGGGCGCTCGTCGGCCGGCAAGCCCATCCACGTCTCCACGATGACGGCGTCATCACCGGGGGCGGCCGGGAAGCACATGAGGCCCTGCTCGGCCAGCATGCTGCGGATCTGGTCAATGTCGGCGGCGACTATCACGCCGGGGGTTGGCACTGGGTCCGGTCCCTGGTCGAGCCGAAACTTGCGAGCGACATAGCACTGCGGGAAATCGCTGGGGTGGTCGTAGATGGTCCAGGCGATCATGCGCGCCTCCTGTCGTCGTCGCGTTCGATATCGGCAAACGCTTCCGGCGCCGCCACCTGCACGGCAACCTGCGCCGCTCTCACCATGACGTCGCACACCGACGGCGAGCGCTCGCACGCGCAGCGGCCCTGTCCGTTGATGGTGGTGCACATCGCGATCGCCGCCCGCTCGAAGACGGTGCGCGGCGGCGCTGCGGGGCGGGGGCGCCGGCGCGTCACAGCCGCACCACCAAGCCGCCGACGCTGAGCGTGACGATCGCAAGCGCGCACGCCATTTGGAGATTTCTATCTCCGAACGCAATCACACCCAGCGAGCAGAGGAAGATCGCCCCGGATATGGCGCGGCTCATGGCTCCACCACCTCGTCAGCGAGCGCTTCCACGAGAGCCAGGAGGCCGTCGCGGGCCGGCCGATCGGCCGGGGCCCCAACCATGGCCACATGGCGGGAAATGCACGGGCCACGAAAGCGGGTAGGCCGTCACCGTTTCCTTCGCCATCTCTCCCTCCCTTCATGGCCCGACACTGCGGGCGGGCTATCCGCGCGCTGGGGTTTCAGACTTTCGGCATGGCGAGGCGCCCGTGGCTGTGCCGGGTTTGTACGTCCGATAGTCCG